GTGCTTACCGATACAAAATTAAAAAACCTCAAGCCGCAGGACAAACTGTACAAGGTCTCCGATCGTGACGGGCTGTATGTAGCTGTGCTTACGTCAGGCACGGTCTCGTTTCGCTACGACTACCGTATCAACGGTCGCCGCGAAACGCTGGTAATCGGGCAGTATGGGCGTGACGGTATCAGCCTGGCAGAAGCGCGAGAAGAACTGATTGCTGCAAAGAAGCTGCTTAAAGCAGGCCAGTCACCGGCTGCGGCTAAACGTGACGGTATCAAAAAGATTCGTGGTGCCGAGACGTTTGCGGTACATACCGACAGTTATATGAAACACGTCATCCTGGCTGACAGTACCCGCGCAATGAAACAGGCGGTGATCGACCGTGACATACTTCCGGTTCTTGGCAATAAAATGATGGCTGAAATTACCACATCGATGGTTCGTGATTTGTGTGACCGGATTGTCGAACGCGGTGGCCGGGCAACAGCAGTGCAGGCCAGGGAGATCATCAGTAGCGTATACCGTCACGCCAATGACCGTGGTCATGGTTTGTTTAATCCTGCGGCTGACATTAAACCTTCGTCTATCGCCATATTTAAACCACGAGAGCGAACACTGACACCAGAAGAAATTGGCCTGTTCTTCCGCACGCTGGATGCCATTGGTGCTATGGGCACTATGAAAATGGCTTTAAAACTGGTGCTTATCACTATGGTTCGTAAGGGCGAATTCACCAATGCAACGTGGGATGAAATAGATTTTAAAAAATGGACATGGACAATTCCTTCAGACCGCATGAAAGGAAGCCGGGCGCACGTTATTTACCTGCCTAAACAGGCACAGGATATATTGGTCGGGTTGCAGATGTGCGCTGGTGGAAGTGAATATCTGGTTCCTGGTCGTTACAACTTCCGGAAGCCATTATCTAATGCCGCGCTGAACTCTCTGATCGACAGAACGGTGAAAATAATAAATGAAGATGGTGAGCATATTCAGGACTTCACCGTACACGATATGCGCCGTACAGCCAGTACGTTGTTGCATGAGGCTGGTTATCCTTCAGACTGGATTGAAAAGGCTCTGGCACATGAGCAGAAAGGTGTGCGCGCCGTATATAACAAAGCGGAATACGCCAGACAGCGCGCCTACATGTTGCAGCAGTGGGCCGATATGATTGATTCCTGGATTAACGGGGAGCATACGGATCTGATTCCGTTCTCCCCGTCGAAGTTTGAGAAGTGGATGGCGGGGGAATAACGTTTAATTATTCTGCTGATTTTCTTCCATCTCGGCTTCTGCTGCCAGTGATTCAATTTTGTCTGCGAATATTGCTGACAGCGTTGCAAATTCAGCATCAGTGACAGCGGGAATCGGAACAAACCTGATCCCGCTGTGTGCAAGCATGTTTGCAGTTTCAAGGCATTTCCTTAAATCTGCTGGTGATGCCCTGTTCATGCTGCACGCTCCCGCCCCTGGTTGTCTGTTGGTGACAGCGGAGCATTGCTGAATGCATTTGTTAATCCGCCAATATCCAACGCGTATCCGGGGTGTAGTTGCACTGCCGGGTCTTCGCACTGATTACCCCAAACATCGAAGCCATGAGACGACTGGCGGGCGAACAGTTCAATGCGAGAAACATCGCCTAACAATTGCACAAGTTTTTCACGAACGACATCTGGTTTTCTTGAATGCTCAAGCCGCGGTGCCGTAAATGACTGAACGATCCCTGCATTAATGCGCGGAGGTAGTTTTCCCTTTACTGCAAACAGGCAATCTTCACTATTGGCGCGAGTCATGTGACCCATACCCATAACCAGTTTATCTGGTTGTCGACTACCACATTTTATCCACGTGAATCCCTTCATGGTCATCAGACGGAACCCCCAGGCTTCAACAACTTTTAGTGCTTCGAGTGGTTGTGTTGGCACCCACCACATGGCCAACAGACAGTTTTCATCGGCCAAATCCCACACAGGAAGGCGGCAGATGTCCAGCACACTCATAACCGGATATTTAAAACCGGCACCGCGATTACCATCTGCGGCTTTGTCCCGGTATACCCAGGGTGGATCTGCATAGATTAGTGTGTATTTCTTAGTCATAAACCACCCCACAACATCCTATGCCGCTATAGTCGCCACGGCGAAGGCCGTTACCTTTTGTGATACATTGGTCCCTGCGAACCGCGATCCTCGCACGCTCAACATCACCAGAAGCAACATCCATACACTGAAGCCAAAGGTGAGCGGCAATGCGGAACTGCCCTTTTTTCTCTCTTTCAATCGCGCGTTTTTCGATCTCTATCGCCGCAGGAGTAACGGCGACAATCTTTGACGGACTGCGCATTGAAACCTTGTTCATGTGATATTTTTCAAGTCGGCTTAACTTTTTCACTTAATCCAACCCTCTCTGAAAATTAATGCCAGCAGATAAAGCCATGCTGAAACAGAGGCCAGGAATAAGTACCATCCTGACCATTTGCTCCAGTGCCTTAGCAGCACACTCATGCAGCGTTGCTCACAGGACGATATACACGTTGCTGAACAGGAGGCTTTTTACCCTGGAACTCTGCCGGGCTTGCTGCCTGACGTTCATCAAGCCAACGCTCAACTTCATCACGGTTCCATGCGCAGCGTTTGTCAGTGATATACCAGCGTTTAGGAAATTCCCCTGCGCGCTCCATGCGGTCGATAGTGCTCCATGACAGTGGCACCACCGCCAGGAGTTCCTTCTTACCTAATGCACCTTTCATAAATACCTCTCTTGGTTGCAGTGCGGCGCGCGTGGCGCCGCGGTGGTGGTTACATAGATGTTTCGTTTAATTCTTCCCGACGAACGCTGTAAACGTCGGTGGCTTTTGCCAGCAGTTCGTCATCATCTGAAAGTTTTTGTGCAATGTATTTGTAAGCTTTATCCAGTTCGGAGACAGTGCTGTAATTCATCGCTGCGCTGGTAAAGGCCATCAGCATTTCTTCTGGATCACGGCTATCCGCTTTACGCGTTTGCTCATCAGGCTTTTTCACTTGTTTAGCGTTGATCAGACTGTTCATGCTGGATGCTGTGCCGTGCTTTGCCTGACTTCTTGGAGTTACGTCACGTTCAATAATGTCAGGTGAGTCGATATATTTACCTTCCATTTCCTCAGCTGTGGCTTGTTGACCAATCTCCGGCCATGCTTTACGTAATGCCTGTGCCTCTGCGCATTTTGCCAACTGCGCATAAGGGCGCTTTTTCCACATGGCATTTGGTGCCGATGTGTCACGCCCCCCAGTTGCATAGTTCTCAATCCAGTATTCTTTGGCGCTAAACTCTACGATTTCCCCGCTTGCCATTCGCTTGCTGACGGTGTACTTACACCACTGAGGGAAGGTAACCTCCACGCCTGAAAGCGTTTGTGTTACATCTGGACCGAACTCAGGTTCATTAGCGCCTGCGTAATCGCCGGAACGGTAGGCCTGAATGCGATAAAGTCCAATGCCAGGCATGACCACGTCGCGCCATTCATTCTTTCCACTCTTCGAGTCTTTAACACTCATTGGTACCAGGTGTACCGGCTTAAGAAGAGGATCGAGTTGACGCGCACGGCAGTAATCGACTGCCATCATTACCGATTCATCTTTTGCCCCAGGGTAAATACTGTTTTTCAGAGCGCTCCATGTAACTTCATCGATTCCCCGAATAGCCAACACATCATTGGTGATTGCAATTTCGTTGCTCATACGTACATATCCTGTTTGCGTGCCCACTCAGGGCGTTTAATAATTTCCACGCCGCCCCATTCATCGCTGATGCGGCATTCGTGATAGGTATTCAGATCCCGGCGGAACAGAGCGTGCCCGGCATCGACATCCGGCGCATCCAGCTCGAACACGCGTACTGGATACCGACCACAATCAATGCTTTCGCTCACGGCAAGAAAGAAAAAACCATGCGGCTGACCAGTAACCCTCATTGCGCCTTCGCGGTACATTGCGTCCTGCACGTGGTAGCGGAATTCCTCGATGTGGCGTGCAAAACGGTCCATATCTGCAACCTTTTTCACGTCGACGATCACGTTGTGCTCGTTCAGCCATTTGTCTGGACGAATGCGGCACAACTCACCAGTATCTTCATCGTTCCAGTACATTGATGCTTCGCAGTAACCAGGTGCTTCCAGCATCCAGCGTGCCGCCGGGTGAGCCATTGCGCTATCACGCATCAGCTCCAGTTTCCGCCACTGCTCGGCATCAAGTACCGTAATCCCCATATCCGCCACATCACGAAGAAATGCCTCTTCGTCAGCTTTACCTTGTTTCGTCCGACGTTCGAATTTCGGTGAAACAATGAAGCGTTTGTCGAACTCTCCAGGCTCCAGAAGCAGACAGTGCAATGCGGTTCCCATATCCAGTGCAGACTTTTTCTCTTCGTCTTCTGGTGCTGCCTGAACCCATTTAAGAAGCGCCGGATTCTTGGCAACCATGTCCAGTTGCGATTTACTCACGCCGTCACCGGCGTGGTAGTCTTCGTTGCTGATGTCGAAATAAATTCCCGCTTTCATGCCGCGTCCCTCTGCCCATCAATCTGATCAGCCAGATCCCAGCGGGCGATAATTGCCATTGCCTCGCGACGGTAGGCATCCATCAGTTCTTCGAACTCAGGGCTGTCTTTAGCAGCCTCCAGTACTTCCTGACGAACGCCTTTGCCTGTTACAACGTCGAAAGTTGAGGACAGTTGATGAAGTCGGATGCTCTCAATCAGTTCAACTTGTCGGTCATATAGCTGTTCTGACAGGCGGTAGTCCTTGTCGAATGCCAGCATGATTTTTTGAAGATTTTTCTGCTGATTAACGTTCATTATCAGCCCTCCCATATCTCGTTATCGTTGGCTACATCGCGAGCTTCTTTGCTGACGAAAGCCCACTTAATGCCTTCCTGTAAGGTGCGGAACTTCCAGCTCATGAATCCGCATGCAGTAACGCAGTACCAACCGTTGATGATTTTCCACTGCATAACTTGTTACCTCGGTCTGTTACCGTTGAGGTAATGATTATGCGTATCTGGTTTGATGTCAATAGATATGAGTTAAAAAAATTACCCATAAGGTAATCGCATAGGCAATAAAAAAGCCGCCATGAGGCGGCTTACTTACTGAAAAATATGATTTTATTGTTTGCTTTTTTCGTTCTGGTTGATGACAAATTCAATGTAACTTTCGATCTTTGCCTTCTCTGTTTCAGGTAACAATGCGTAGCGCGAGCGATCATAGTTGATAGTCGCAGGGTCGTGCGGGTGAATCAGTAATTCATAGCCGTGACGCCCGAATGCGGATGCAACATTCTCCAGGGTGGAAATGGAAACGCTGACTTCATTGTTTAACAGGCGGCTGATTGTCACCTGGGCGACGCCGGATGCGCGGTGAAGTTTTCCCTGTGTTGAAAGGTCGCGGCTTTCGCTCATCCAGCGTTCCAGGTTGTGAGCCGCCAGCTGACCAATGTCGCTTGGGCCGACAGGCTGAAACCCCTCCTGAGAAAGCGAGCGATCGATATCAAGCCAGTTACGGGGTTTATTGGCGGCAGCTTCAATTTTTCGCGCAACCTGGTCGCCGATAACCTTCTTGCCAAGAGCCCAGCGGTTTACCAGATTTGCCTGAGTTCCAAGTTTTTCTGCCATCCGCGTCTGAACACCATTGAATTCACGGTCGATCAAGTCGTTGAGATTTTGCCTGCGGACGTCCTGGATACTTTTCATTTTCTGGAAAATCGCCTCATATATGAATCAGTAGATGATTCAATTTAAAGCAATATTACCCAACAGGTAAATGCACCTCATAGGTAACTATCCTTGATTTTTGTTACCTTATGGGTGAATATTTATTATCTGAAATAAATATCAGGCAATAGCTATGAGCGATAACGGACATTTCGATTTCAAAAAGCACTGGCTTGCACTTACTCCGGATGAGCGTGAAGCCTTCGCACAGGAAGCCGGAACGACGAGTCACTATATCCAGACTCACTTAACAGGTAAGCGCAAAATGCCAGGTAAAGTATTGATGAATGGGCTTTTTAAAGCCTGTAAAACAAGACAATGGCTGCGCTCAAAAGCAGAACTGGCATACTTCTTCTACTCATGATATCCAGCTACAACCCTCTGTAGACCGCCACCTGGCGGTCTTTTCATATCTATTCGCACCTCAAAGGTAATAAAAAACCAAATCTGGTTGATCAAATTTTCCAATTGTGCAAAATATCCAATATCAATAACAAAAAGGGGCGGAAAAATTGAAGATAGTAACCAGAATGGAGGCCGCAAAAGCCGGGTTAAATCGCTATTTCACAGGAAAGCGGTGCCGTCACGGCCATCTCTCTGAAAGGTATGTTCTGAACGGAACATGTGTTGAATGTGCAATGAATAGCGCCAACCGCCATCGTAATGAATTTGCTTGTGCACTAAAGAGTGCAAGAGGGGAAACCTATGGCAAGCAGCTGGATTAAGGTTGAAGTTATCACTCCTGATAAACCTGAAATTTTTCAGATAGCAGAAATTCTGGGTATTGATCCAGATGCTGTTCTTGGAAAGCTGGTTCGTATATGGGCATGGGCTGACCAGCAAACAATAGACGGTAACGCTGGCAGCGTTACAAAAGGAGTACTTGATAGACTCGCTTTTATTACAGGATTTGCTGACGCCCTCATTAGCGTCGGATGGCTTGCTTATCATGACGGCAAACTAATTCTTCCAAACTTTGAGCGACACAATGGAGAATCATCGAAAAAACGTGCACTTACGAATAGAAGAGTGGCAGAGCATCGAAAACGAGTAACGCAAAAAGTAACGCCAACAGCGTTACAAAAGGAGTTACCAGAGGAAGAGGAAGAGGAAGATATATATAAAACCCCACACATAGCGCACGTGCGCGAGGGTGCTCCGACCAGTGAAGCGAACGGTATGCCGTTGCAGGTGGCTGAACCTGAATTTCTGGATGGCCTGAGTGAACCCATCGGGAAATTTCCGATGACCGATGGCTGGCATCCGTCGCCGGATTTTCGACGGCGTGCTGCGCTGTGGGGAACGGCCCTGCCGGAACCGGAATTTACACCTGCTGAACTTGCTGCATTCCGGGATTACTGGATGGCTGAGGGCAAAGTGTTCACGCAGGTTCAGTGGGAACAAAAATTCGCCAGGCACGTAAATCATATCAGGGGAAAATCAAAAAACGCCGGGAAAAGCGATGAGCTTGACTGGAATAACACTGACTGGATAGAAGGGGTGTGGGATGAAATCAACTCCAGAACTTCTCAATGAGTACGATCGCTTACGTGAGCATGGTGTTGCTGTGCATGAAGAGCGGCGTGACAGCAATGGCAAAAAGGAGCAGGTCGCTAGAATTTTCAATGAACTATTTGTCCAGTTACAGGCTGCATTTCCTGCAAGCGTTTCGACCATAAGGGAGCAGAACAAACTTAATGAATTCCGTAAGCAATGGATGCTTGCGTTTCTGGAGAATGGGATCACTACAATGGAACAGGTTAACGCTGGTATGCGCTACGCCCGCGCCAGTGAATCTCCGTTCTGGCCGTCGCCAGGGCAATTTATCAAGTGGTGTAAAGACAGCAAGATGGTTCTTGGCGTCACCATTGACGATGTGATGGCGGAGTTTCACCGGTACAGCAAGGAAAAAAGTTTATATCCTGGTGGTCCCGAAAGATTCCCGTGGCGGCATCCGGTTATGTACTGGGTCGTATGTGATACCCGCCGTGCAATGTATCAGCGCCAGCTTAGCGAGATTGAGGTTGAGAAACACGCGCGCAGGCTGCTCGATGATTGGGCGAAAAAGGTGGCTTCCGGGCAGCAGATACCAGATCCGGTGATCAGCATACAGGCAAAGCCAGAACCCATGAGTACGCCTCCGGACACAGGGAGAGACGTTTACCACCCGCCAGGGCGAAGTTTCGGGTGCATGCCTAACGCCGCCACCACGGGGGGAATAACACCGGCGCAGTGGCTGATGGAGGAATACAGGCGGGGAAAGGCGGCAGGATTTATCAAGTAATACCAGCGCGATAGCGCATTTTTTTACGTCTCAACAATTACCTATCAGGTAATAAAATATTCTAAACTCTATTGATTTCGTGTCTTATGTGGTTTTTAATTACCTTAGAGGTGAATCATGAGAAAACAGATACAGGCTCTTGGTCGACTCAAAACAGGCCAGATGAACAAAACAGAATCTGCGTATTGCCAGCACCTTGAGCTGCGTAAACGTGCAGGGGAAATCGCCTGGTATCGATTCGAGGGTATCAAGCTGCGGTTAGCTGACAACACGTTCTATACGCCAGATTTCGCAGTGATGCTCGCCACCGGAGAGATGGAACTGCACGAAGTGAAAGGTTTCTGGACCGATGACGCCAGGGTGAAAACCAAAGTCGCCGCAGATCAGTATCCGTTCCGAATCATCGGGGTAACGGTTAAACCAAAGAAAGCAGGTGGTGGCTGGAACATCGAAGAGTTCTGAATCGACGATCTTTTTAGTTATCAATGTAATCAATAAGTTATGTGGATAAGCGAGGGTAAAGATGGAAAGTAATATCAAAGGGTTAGTTGCCGCCGGGCATGAGATGGCTTCGGAACTGAAAGCAGAATGTGGTGCCGTTGATATGCGTAGTGTGGCAAAGCTGCTCAGCGATTTTGCAACGCAACTGGAAGTGCAACTGGTGCGTGCTAATGCGCTGGCTGCGGAGAATGCGGGGCTGAAGTCGAACCTGATTTGCTGGGGCGGCGAAGATTCAGGGGCTGTCAGAAGTCCGCTTGATTACGCCCGTGCAGCCGGGCTGGAATCTGGAGAGGAGTTTGAGATGCAAGTGGCAGCCAGAATGCCGAACCTGACTTATCGCGTTGTGTCGAATTCCCGATTCAGAACAACAATAGAACTGGTTGACGGATCATTGCCGGAAACCCCAGCCACCAATGCTTTTCTGGCTGAAGTACGGGCGCAGGGGGTTGAGATGATGCGCGAACACCCATCAATCAAACTTTGCTCTTTGACGCACATATGTGACGAGTTCGCCGCCCAGCTTCGCAAAGGAGGCAACCAGTGAGCAAGATTGACTATCAGGCACTGCGTGAAAAGGCAGAGAAAGCAACGTGTGGGGTGTGGTCGCTCGAATATGGAGAGAGCCGATTTGATTGTGATGATGCGCTAATTCATCGTGACGTTGTTGGATATCTTCCCATTTGCAGAATTGAAGGAGCGCATCCAGAAAGCGGTTTCGATGAAGATTTCCAAATGGAACAGCAGGCCAATGCTGAATTCATCGCCGCAGTCAATCCAGCTACCGTCTTGGCGCTGCTGGATGAACGGGGAATCCCAAAACAAGCTATTGCAGAACTGGAGAAAAGCGAAGAGCAACTCATTAACGAGCGTGACCATGCTGAGTCTGCTTTAGATGATATGTACTTTGCAGCAACCGGTAACAGGCCGGAGTGGAGCAACTGGTTCGGCTTTTCAGATGCTGTCGATGCCGTGGTTGACAGAATTGCTGATTTAGAAGCTCAACAGCCATCGCCAGTAGTACCGGAAGGACTGGTTAAAGCAGTGCGCTTCTATGAACAGGTTAACCGTGAAAATCCGCCAGTCGAAACCGGAGCATGGAAAGACGCTGTTGACTGGGTGCTCAAAGAGGCTTGCCAGGGTGTAAACACTGGCATCAAAGGAGAGTGATATGGCGTTAACACACCGCGAACTCTGTCAGATTGCGTACAAGTTCCTTAAGCGCAACGGTTTCAAGGTTTGTTTTCATGACCGCTTTATAGCTGTAACCAGTACCGGAGAACAGCCAGATGCTATGGGATTCAGAAATTCAGCATCATGCCTGATAGAGGCGAAGTGTTCTCGTGCTGACTTGTTAGCAGATAGAAAAAAGCGTTTTCGTAAAAATCCGTCTCTTGGAATGGGCGACTGGCGATTCTTTATTAGTGAGCCGGGAATTATTTCAATTGAGGATTTACCACCTGGCTGGGGATTACTTCACGTTGTTAACGGAAGAGTACGGAAAGTACATGGGTGGCCCAAGGGTAATTGCTGTTGGGGTAATCCTGACGATAAGCCATTTACTGGGAATAAGCAGGTTGAATGCGATTACATGTTATCTGCATTAAGGCGCATGGAGTTGAGAGGGCACCTTAATGAAATATATGACGGTGTAATTGTTAATAAGAAAGAAGGAAACGCGGCATGATCACTATTACCAATAGCAAACTAACAGACGAATACGTTTCAAATGCAACGTTGATTCGGCTCATTCTGTGGGCTGACCAGCACAATAGCCATTATGTTGTAGCGGCTCTGCGCGAGCTACAGGAGCGCCGCAAGGCTGATAGTGTGCCTGTAGAAGTCAACGACGACATGGCTTACGCATTCCATCACGCACTATCAGATTCATCGCTAGGCGCTGATGAAGTAGAGGAAATTAAGGCCGGTTTGCGTGCTGCCTTTGCCAATGTCACCGTCCAGCCGGTGCTGATAGTGCCGGATGAAATCGAGCCAGACGATAGCAATACGTTTGATTATGTTGATGGCTGGAACGCCTGCCGCGCCGCCATGCTTCAGGCTGGGGAAACTTTCGGGAAAATAAGGATTCGCCAACCAATAATTTTCGGGAAATCTCGGAAACGTCAACCAACTATCCGGTAATTCCTAGTGAGGTGTTGTCCGCAATCCAGAAGGTTGCCAAGATTCGTGCCGATTTCGATGATTTTGACGGTGACAGGCGAGGTATCGGTGATTGTCTGGATGAGGCTGAGCAAGAGCTTATCGTTACCATTAACAAATATGCCAGTCAGTTGGCAGCAGAACCTATAGCGCCTAATGACGTTCGAGAGCAGACAGCCATTCCGCAAGTTCCGGTAACTCCGGATAGTTGGATAAGCTGTAGTGAGCGAATGCCAGATGATGGTCAGCACGTAATTATTTTATGTGATGGCGCATTCGTTCTTTATGCGCAATATCGAGACGGTGAGTTTTTTGATGTTGTCCGCAATGGTGAGGAGTTCTTCGAAACCCACAGCCGCAATGTAACCCACTGGATGCCGCTACCAGAACCGCCGCAGGAGGTGAAGTGATGGACTCCTTCGCGAAATATACGATTATTGACTGGATAGCCTTCCTTCAGGTTTTGCTCATCTGGTTTTATATGGCTTACAGGAGTGGACAGTGGATTGTCAGTGTAGCCTGTAGCAAGGGATGGCGTTGGTGGAACCGAAAGAATAAAAAAGCACTGGCATTGGATTCGTTTTACGAAGCATTCAATCTTAACAGCCTTCAGCCTGGTTCTGTCATTGTAGTCACCACTCAAAGCGGCATGACGATACAAATTCACAAGCCAAAGGAGGAAGGTCGTGGCTAACCTGCAACTTGCCGTTAAAGGTGAATACTTCGATGCCATGATTCGCGGGGAGAAAACGGAAGAGTATCGCCTGTGTAATGACTACTGGAATAAGCGAATTATGTTACGGGTGTATGACCGTCTGATTATCACAAAGGGATATCCGAAGCGCGACGATTCCAGTCGCAGAATTGATGTTCCGTATGGCGGATATGAAATAAACACAATCACACATCCCCACTTCGGCGATAAACCGGTAAAGGTGTTCGCGATAAAGGTAAATATTGATGGCTAAATCAGCAGCAGAGCGCAAAGCCGCTCAGAGAGCCAGACAAGCTGCATCTGGTGTGCGTAAGCTGGAGATTGTGCTTGATGCTCAGGAAATTGAAATGCTGGAGCGTAACTGTGCCACGCGTCGCCCCGGGCATGCGCCTTACGAATTTGGTGAGTATATAGCGTTACTGATCCGCCAGGATGATGCACGCGTGCGCGGGCGTATAAAATCGATCAGCAGAAAACGTTGCGGTAAGTGCGGCGAGAGAGTTCCAGTTAATTCATGCCCGTGTAATGGTGACTCGCAATGCTGGGTGACTAAAGGCTGGCATGAAACGAAATTAATAGTGTGACATGTCACGAAGGTGTTATGCCAAAAATACGCTACGACCTTGAAGATATGAGAGATAACTCAGCAAATTTTCCGAAAGAGGTTAAATTTCTCATGCATAAGTATGGTTGCGCCAGGAGGGATATAGTTATCGACAGTCAGCACCCTTGCGGCGAGGATGTAATTTTCATTCGCGGTAAATGGGAAGGGTATCTTGACGAGAGTTTTTACGATGAATTTGATGGACTTTGAATACTGCCGCCAACTATGGCGGCTTTATTTTGCATGGTACTATTACCACAACGGTAACAATTACCACGGTGGTTATGATGCCTGCTGAACCTAAAACCTATAAACGCAAATCAACGCAATTTAAGCCGCTCACAGCAATGCAGGAGGCTTATTGCCAGTCATACATCAAAACGCCTGAAAACCAGACTCAGGCAGCGATTAACGCAGGATTCTCCCCAAATACAGCGGCAGTTAAAGCCAGTGTCATGATGCGCGATGAACGCATTCAAAAACGGATTGCCGAGCTGATGGAAGAGCGCAACAAACGAATGCGCGTCAGTGCCGATTACGTTCTCATGCGCCTGGTGGAGATCGACCAGATGGACGTGATTGATATCCTCAACGACGATGGGAGCCTTAAGCCAATCCGCGAGTGGCCGAAAATCTGGCGCACTACGCTTAGTGGCTTTGATCTGTCATCGACCATCATGAACATGAACGAGGATTCGATAGAGACAATCCTCAAAAAAATTAAATGGCCTGACAAGGTGAAGAACCTCGAACTGATTGGTAAGCACGTCGACGTCAACGCATTCAAAGAACGCCTGGATGTTAATGTGAATGTGACAATTGCTGATCGCATAGCGGCAGCCAGGAAGCGACTCAAAGAACGTCAGGATGGTAATCAGTGACAGATACAGCGTTATCTCCTGAAGAGCAGTTGATCGAGGATATTGCAGGGTTCACTCACGATCCGCTTGGCTATGCCCTCTATGCGTTCCCGTGGGGGGAAGAGGGGACTGAACTGGCACATGCCACCGGCCCACGTCAGTGGCAGGCTGATGCGTTCCGAGAGATACGTGATCACCTGCAGAATCCAGAGACGCGCTATCAGCCGCTTATGCTGGCACGCGCTTCTGGTCACGGTATTGGTAAATCCGCATTCATCTCAATGCTGATCAACTGGGGCATGTCCACTTGCGAGGATTGTAAGGTCGTGGTGACCGCCAACACCGACAACCAGCTACGAACGAAGACCTGGCCGGAAATTATCAAGTGGTCAAACCTTGCTATCACGAAAGACTGGTTTACCTGTACCGCTACCGCGATGTACAGCAATGACCCTGGGCACGACAAGCGGTGGCGAGCTGACGCAATCCCCTGGTCTGAGCACAACACTGAGGCATTCGCCGGACTACACAACGAGCGCAAACGCATCATCGTGGTATTCGATGAAGCGTCGAATATTGCCGATCTTGTGTGGGAGGTAGCAGAGGGTGCGTTGACGGACGAAGACACCGAAATCATCTGGGTGGCGTTCGGGAACCCGACGCGTAACACCGGGCGTTTCCGTGAATGTTTCCGCAAGTACAAACACCGCTGGAAGTGTGCGCAGATTGACAGCCGGACGGTGGAAGGCACTAACAAACAGCAGTTGCAGAAATGGGTTGATGACTACGGGGAAGACAGCGACTTCGTTAAAATCCGTGTGCGCGGCATATTCCCGGATGCATCTGAATTGCAGTTTATCCCTACCGGTCTTACTGATGAGGCAATGAAACGGGTGGTAACCGCTGCGCAGGTTGCACATGCTCCGGTGATAATCGGCGTTGACCCGGCATACTCCGGTGTTGATGACGCGGTGATATACCTGCGGCAGGGGCTGCACAGTAAGGTGCTGTGGACTGGTAACAAGACCACCGACGATCTGATTATGGCGAAGCGCATCGCTGACTTTGAAGACCAGTATCAGGCTGACGCGGTATTCATCGACTTCGGTTACGGAACCGGTTTGAAGTCAATCGGTGATGGCTGGGGACGTACATGGCAACTTGTTCCGTTCGGTGGCGCGTCTACTGACCCGCAGATGCTCAACAAGCGTGGGGAGATGTTCAACTCATGTAAGACATGGCTGAGGCTGGGCGGCATGCTGGATGACCAGGAAACTGCAGACGACCTGTCGGCGGCAGAGTACAAAGTTCGAGTGGACGGTAAAATCGTTATCGAACCGAAGGAAGATATCAAAGAGCGACTTGGGCGTTCACCTGGTAAAGGCGATGCGCTACTGCTGACGTTTGCGTTCCCTGTGTCAAAGCGTCTGCTAATTCCCGGGCAGCAGAACCAGCAAGGCAAGGCCATCACAGATTACGATCCCTATGCTTAATCCGTTGGAGGGGATAATGCTGCTGATATCCTCTGATGAGGATAAAACAAAGCCAGCTCATCGGCTGGCTGTTTGTGACATGTCACGGTGTTATTGCTCGCTTAACTTCTGCTTCAGCAAGTAACCTTCAAGTATCCAGATTTTGTTTACAGCATTCTGCCGGGCAATCTTCCGACCAATTTCCGCATCAAAGTTTTCCGGGCTTGCACAGGCGCTCTCTCCGGTGACGGTGAAGCCATTCTTCAGTACCAATACGCAGAAAGTGAGAAGGTGCAGAGCATCAGGGGTGGCTTCAACATAAGGCTCCGGATTATAAATAAGGTCATCTTCTTTAGCCTGGTGGTCACCCTGCGCAGCAGTGAAAAAATGCTCACTGCAAATGAGGCCTTCAATTTTCTCAGGTGTTACACGCGGTGCCGTTTTGCCTTTCTCAACGATTTCTTTTTCGATTTGCTGGTCGTTCATAATCTCACCTTAAAAAAATGCCCGGCGAACCGGGCGAACTGGAAGCAATGAGTTATGCCTTCCGTGGCTGTACTGGTTTACAGCATGAAGTCATCGCAATGGCGTCCTGCTGTAAAAAGGGCGGTGATAGTCCTTCAAGGGAAACCATCACCGCCAAGCACCTGGAACTTCTGGCATCACGGTCCTTAGGCGTGATTCTGGCGTGGCATGCAGGATTCGAACCTGCGACCAACCGCTTAGAAGGCGGTTGCTCTGTCCAGCCGAGCTAATGCCACAACGCTGAGAGCACTTAGCCTGTTAAGGCACCACACTTTGTCGCGGCTCCATAAATGCTCGCATCGTTGTACCCTCGTCTCTTCCGAGGTGTCACACCGAATCGCCGGGATGGTGAATCCCCGTGCGCGGAATAAAAACGCTCGACTTGCACATTCCGGCTACCTGGTTCGTTTGCCCGAGCAAGGGAGGGTGCCCCTTAAACGTATCCAGACCGCTATCGGCGCATGTGCCATACGCCGTACTGCTCAAAATAAAAGCTCACTCCACCTGTTCAATTTAACGACAAGCCAGTCAGGTTAGTAACCGGAATGAACTCTTTGGTTACCTGAAAGGTAATAATTTGTGCGTTAAATGTCAACTATCTAAAATAAATAAATCATATGTGGTTAAATTGGTAATAATTTGATTGCGTACGGAGTCATTGATATGTGCATGGGTAGCTCACCATCAGTGCCTGCAACACCAGAAGTTCAGGCAGCACCACAGGAGCAGGATGCCGCCGTTGTTGATGCCCGCGATGAAGAAACTCGTCGCCGTCGCGCTGCTGCTGGTCGTAGTTCTACGCTGCTTACCGGTTCTCAGGGCGACACATCAACCGCTAATACCAGCGGTAAAACGCTGCTTGGTCAGTAACCGGAGTCATTGAAATGGCGGAAACAACTAAAGAGCGATTGAACAAACAGTTCGCACAACTTGAAAGCGAGCGTCAGTCGTTCGAGCCGCACTGGCGCGAGTTGAGTGATTACATCAACCCACGTGGTTCCCGCTTTCTGACTTCTGAGGTCAACCGTAACGATCGACGCAATACACGCATTATTGATTCGACCGGGACTATGGCGGCGCGCACTCTCGCCAGCGGCATGATGTCAGGCATCACAAGCCCCGCGCGTCCGTGGTTTCGCCTGGCTACGCCAGATCCTGAAATGATGGATTATGGCCCTGTTAAGTTGTGGCTTGAGGCGGTGCAGAACCGCATGAACGATATGTTCAATAAGTCGAATCTCTATCAGTCGCTGCCGCAGTTATACGGAAGCCTCGGCACATACAGCACTGGTGCAATGGCGGTACTGGAGGATGACGATGACATCATTCGCACAATGCCATTCCCGATAGGCAGTTACTACCTGGCTAACTCACCTCGTGGCAGTGTGGACACCTGTTTTCGCAAGTTCTCTATGACTGTTCGTCAGCTTGTTCAGGAGTTCGGGCTAAATAACGTCAGCGAATCCGTAAAAAGCATGTGGGAAAGCGGCACCTACGAGAAGTGGATTGAAGTGATGCATTCGGTTTACCCGAACATTGACCGCGATACATCGAAGCTGGATAGCAAGAACAAGCCATTCAAATCGGTTTATTACGAGGTTGGTGGCGATAACGACAAGTTGTTGCGTGAGTCCGGATTCGATGAGTTTCCAATTATGGCTCCGCGCTGGGAAGTTAACGGCGAAGATGTTTATGGATCATCATGCCCGGGTATGCTGGCGCTTGGACCTGTTAAGGCATTGCAGCTTCTCCAGAAGCGCAAGTCGCAGTTGATTGATAAAGCCACCAATCCGCCGATGGTTGCTCCGACTTCCCTCAAGAATCAGCGCGCCTCCCTTCTTCCTGGCGACATCACGTATATCGATCAGATTACTGGTCAGGATGGCTTCAGGCCTGCTTATCTGGTTAACCCCAGTACAGCAGATTTGGTGGCAGACATTCAGGACACTCGTCAAATCATTAACAGCGCCTACTTTGTCGATCTGTTCATGATGTTGCAGAACATCAATACCCGCTCGATGCCTGTTGAAGCAGTGATCGAAATGAAAGAAGAAAAACTTCTGATGTTGGGGCCGGTTCTGGAGCGTCTGAACGACGAATGTCTTAATCCTCTCATTGACCGCGCTTTCTCGATGATGGTGCGTAAAAACATGCTGCCGCCACCGCCTGACGCGATGGAAGGTATGCCCCTGAAGGTCGAATACATTTCCGTCATGGCTCAGGCGCAGAAGTCTATCGGCCTGTCCAGTCTGGCGTCTACGGTCAACTTCATTGGTCAACTTGCGCAAGCGAAACCAGAAGCTCTCGACAAACTCAACGTTGATCAGGCGATCGATGCATTCGCTGATATGTCCGGAGTGTCTCCAACCGTCATTGTTCCGCAGGAACAGGTTGAGCAGGCTCGCCAGCAACGGGCACAGCAACAACAGCAGCAACAAATGATGGCGATGGGGATGGCGGCGGCACAGGGTGCCAAGACGCTAAGCGAAGCTAAAACTTCGGATCCGAGTGTTTTGTCAGCTATGGCGAATGCAGTTAGTGGTCAGGGTGGGCAATCACAATGACAGATTACGAAGACGATCAACTGAAAGAAGAAAACGCCCGTAAGCAACGTGACATGGCGCAGCGTGAAATTGATGACATTCGCTTTGTCATGAGCAGTGAACAGGGGCGTCGCGTTGTCTGGTCGGTGCTGGAGAAAGGCCGTGTGTTTTCCGCTATCTCACCGATGGACGCTATGGCAATGGCATTTAATGAGGGGCAACGCAATCTGGCGCTGGAACTGTTTCAGCGCGTTATGGCGCATTGCCCTGAACAGTATTTGAAGATGGCCAAAGAGGCCAGTGAACAGGAGTGATCATGAATTTATTTGAGCGTTTGCTGTATCGCCGTCTTTGCAATGAGCAACCAGTCGATGGTGGAACAGCTCCGGCTGCGTCAGAACCGTCAGCGCCTGCAGGTGATAACCCTGCTCCAGTTGGTGATCCATCACAACAGGAAGGTGATAAGCCACAACCTGTTGCTGATGGCGATAAACCTGCTGATGACAAAAAGCCTGAAAACGATAAGCAGGATGAAAAAAAGGACGGCGATAAACCAGAGGGTGCGCCTGAGAAGTACGAGTTTCAGGCTGCCGAAGGCGTAGAGCTGGATACAGAAGCGTTGAAGGAATTCGAGCCGGTGGCGCGAGAACTTAACCTGACCAACGAGCAAGCGCAAAAGTTGGTTGATGCTTATCCGAAGATTCTGGCAGGTGTTCAGCAGCGCCAGGCAGAAGCCTGGCAGAAAACAACCGAGCAGTGGGCTGCGGATGTAAAAGCTGACAAAGAAATCGGTGGCGACAAGTTGATTTCTAACCTTAGCACCGCACAGCGTGCGCTTGACCAGTTCGGAACACCTGAACTCAAAGAATATCTGAACACCACCGGGATGGGTAATCACCCTGATCTGGTCAAAACGTTCGTGAAAATCGGAAAGGCGATGTCTGAAGATGGCATGGTCACCGGTGATAATGAAGGCCAGCGTAGTGCGGCCGAAGTGCTCTATGGCAAATAAGAGAGGAAATGACAATGGCTGTTAAAGGCTTAACTGCGCTAACGCTGGCTGACTGGGGTAAGCGCGTCGATCCAAACGGGAAAGTCGATAAGATTATCGAGCTTCTCGGTCAAACTAACCCGATCCTTCAGGATATGCCTTTTGTCGAAGGGAACCTTCCTACCGGACACCGAACCACCATTCGTTCTGGTTTACCTTCAGCTACCTGGCGTTTGCTGAACTATGGCGTACAGCCAAGCAAATCAACCACAGTGCAGGTAACCGATTCCGTTGGCATGCTGGAAACCTATGCTGAAGTAGATAAGTCACTGGCTGATCTGAACGGTAATACCGCCGAATTCCGCCTGTCTGAAGACCGCGCATTTATTGAAGCGATGAATCAGCAGATGGCGCAGACGCTGTTTTATGGTGATTCCAGCGTTAACCCTCAGCAGTTTATGGGACTGTCCTCCCGCTATTCCAGCCTGTCTGCGGGTAATGCTCAGAACATCATTGATGCTGGTGGCACGGGTACAGATAACACCTCAATCTGGTTAGTGGTGTGGGGCGAAAACACCGTGCATGGCATCTTCCCGAAAGGGCAGAAGGCTGGCATCCAGATGGAAGATAAAGGCCAGGTGACACTGGAAGATGCTAATGGCGGCAAGTACGAAGGCTATCGCACCCATTACAAATGGGATAACGGACTTGCTCTGCGTGACTGGCGTTATGTTGTTCGCATTGCAAACATCCATGTCAGCAATCTTTCAGAACCTTCCTCTGCCGCAAATATTGCGAAGTTGATGGTTAAAGCACTGCATCGCATTCCAAACCGTGGCATGGGCCGCCCGGTGTTCTACATGAACCGCACTGTAGGCCAGGCTCTTGATCTGCAGTCTCTGGAGAAAACATCTCTGGCGATTAGCGTAAAAGAGACTGAAGGCGAGTGGTGGACGTCATTCCGTGGTGTACCAATCCGTGAAACTGATGCGCTTCTGGAAACAGAAGCCCGCGTGGTGTAACGCCTGTTATTAACCTGTGGGTCGTAACAGACCCACTAATGGAGAAAGAAGATGATCACCGACAAACTGTTGATGTTCTCCGAAGCACAGGCGGTAACTGATACCGCGGCTTCTACTGACGTAATCGATCTCGGTCCAATTGATGGGATCCGTCGCGATATCGGCGTGGGTTATCCGCTTGAGTTTTGGGCGCTGGTTAACGAAGCCGCCACGGCAAGTGGTGAGGCAACTGTAAACATCCAGTTGCAGACGAGTGAGAATAACAGCTCATGGTCCACTATTTATGATAGTGGCGCACTGGCAAAGGCCACCCTGACAGCAGGTAAGCGAGTTGTTTCTGCAAAGGTGCCAGCCGGTGTTCAGCGATATCTGCGTGTTAACTACTCCGTCGCAACTGGCCCACTAACGGCTGGCAAATTCACTGCTGGTATCAATCTTGATGTTGATGCCAATACGCCGTATCCGATCCGCTCAAAAGTAACTGGTTAAGGTGATATTGATGTCAGGTGAGAAACCAAGATACCGCGTTCTGCGCCTCTCTCATATCCATAACACTCTGTGGCCGGAGGGGGCAGAAATCGAATACGAAGGTGAGCCTGGTAGCGCACTGGAACCTGTTAACGATGCAGCCAGACAGGCAAAAGCAAAAGTTGCAGGAAAGGTGTCAATGGCAGCAACCAGCACCAAAATCATCAACGATGTGTCAGATGATGGTGAACTGGATAAGCTCCGTGAAGAGTACGAATTGCTCTTTAACGAGAAGCCACACCATAACGCCAAAGCCGAAACGCTCCGCGAGAAGATCGCAGATAAGCGTAAAGAACTGGGCGTGTAAGCCTCGCGAATCAGACAAGGGGCTTCGGCCCCTTTATTGCAGGAGTGTATATGGAACTCGTAAACCTCAAAACCGGCACTGACAGCTACCAGGATGAGAGCGGAGAAACCAGAACTCGCGATGAATACCCGTGGGGGCTGTGCATCACTCTTAATAACGACACATTGAATAAGCTGAAGGCGCAACCTCAGGGCGTCGGAACAGAAGTGATGATAACTGCAAAGGCTGTTATTCGAGGCCTGTCTGCCAGAGAAACTGACGATGGTGTTAATCGCAGCGCCGATCTGCAGATCACTGATATGGCAATCGCTCCTGTTTCCGGTGATGTAGAAAAATCAGCGGCTGAAACCCTGTACGGCAATGGGGGTGAGTAATGGCCTCTGTAGTAGAGATCTGCAATCGTGCGCTGTCCAATATTGGCAATAGCCGCAGCATTAACAGCCTGACGGAAGCCAGCAAGGAAGCGGGGGAATGTTCGCTGCACTTTGAGGCCTGCCGTGATGCTGTGCTTTCTGATTTTGACTGGAACTTTGCTACCAAACGCGTGGCGCTTGCAGATACGAGCAATCCACCGCCTGACTGGGAATATGCGTACCAGTACCCGTCCGATTGTCTGCGCATTACTGAAATTATGCTTCCTGGTGTACGCAATCCAACAGCAGCAATGCGCGTTCAGTACGAAGTTGGTGCAGACACCGACGGAACAGGAAAGTTGATCTACACAGACCAGCCGCAGGCATGGCTCAAGTATGTCTCTCGCGTTTCAGATGTGAACATGTTTGATGCCATTTTTATGGAGGCGTTGGCCTGGCGTCTTGCGGCAGCTATTAACATGGCGCTGACTGGGAATGCAGACCTCGGTACGTTTGCCCTCAATATGTACAATCGCGTGATTCTTAGTGCTGGCTCGCATAGCCAGAATGAATCACAGGAACCACAGCCACCGGTTGACGAGTTTACCATTGCGAGGTTGTCCTGATGGCTATCAGTTGGATCCAGCCCAGCTTTGCCGGTGGTGAGATTGGACCGTCGTTGTACGGTCGTATCGACATGGCGAAGTACCAGGTGGCATTGCGCAAGTGCGATAACTTTATCGTGCGGCAGTATGGCGGTGTTGAGAATCGACCGGGTACGCGTTTTGTCGGTGCTGCCAAATACCCAAATCGGAAATGCCGCCTGATCCCGTTCCAGTTCTCGACGGTTCAGACCTATGCTCTGGAGTTCGGACACCAGTACATGCGCGTTATCAAAGATGGTGCGTTGGTGCTGAACAGCAGCAATGTTATTTATGAAATTGCCACACCATATACTGAAGCCGATCTGTTCCAAATTAAATTCACGCAAAGCGCCGACGTGCTTACGCTGGTTCACCCGGCATACCCGCCGAAAGAGTTGCGTCGCTATGCGCATGACAACTGGCAACTGATTGATGTGGTAACGAAGAACGGGCCATTTGAAGATATCAATATTGACGAGTCAGTGACGGTTTATGCCAGCGCCAGCACCGGGACAATTACGTTAACGGCAAGCGCCTCTATTTTTGGCGCGGAGCAGGTAGGCAAATTGTTCTATCTGGAACAGCCTGCAGTGGATTCTGTGCCGGTATGGGAAACCAGTAAGAGTACGTCGATTGGCGATATTCGCCGTGCAGACAGTAACTACTATCGCGCCGTTACAGCAGGCAAAACAGGCACTTTGCGCCCTTCGCATACAGAAGGCACATCATGGGATGGCTGGGGCGGATCCGGTGATGATGATACTGGCATTGAGTGGGAGTATCTGCACAGTGGTTTTGGCATTGCCCGTATAACTGCTGTAAATGGCACTACTGCAACTGCTGAGGTGATTTCCTATATCCCTTCGCAGGTCGTTGGCGAGGATAATGCCAGCTATAAATGGGCTAAATATGCCTGGAACAGTGTTAATGGTTATCCTGGCACTGTTGTTTATTATCAACAACGTCTTTACTTCGCCGCATCGACTGCGTTCCCTCAGACTATCTGGGCCAGCCGTACTGGGGATTATAAGGATTTTGGCAAAAGCAATCCTACGCAGGATGACGACAGAATTATCTACACCTATGCCGGGCGTCAGGTTAATGAGATCCGCCACCTGATTGATGTTGGTTCGCTGGTGGCGCTGACTTCCGGAGGTGAGTACGTCATCACCGGCGACCAGAACAAAGTGTTAACCCCATCATCATTTGCATTCAGCTCTCAGGGATCAAATGGCTCAAGCAACGTCCCACCAATTGCCGTAGCGAATATTGCTCTGTTCGTCCAGGAGAAAGGCAGTGTTGTCCGTGATCTGGCCTACTCATTCGATGTTGACGGCTATCAGGGGAACGACCTGACCATCCTTGCCAATCATCTTTTTCAGAAGCACAGCATTGTTGACTGGTGCTTCTCTATTGTCCCTTACTCCAGCGCCTTCTGCATTCGTGATGACGGTAAATTACTGGTGATGACCTATTTGCGTGATCAGCAGGTTTTTGCATGGGCACCACAATCCAGTACCGGAAAATATGAAAGCACATGCAGTATCAGCGAAGGCAATGAAGATGCGGTGTATTTCGTCGTTAACCGAACCGTTAACGGGCAAACAGTGAGATACATCGAGCGGCTGTCCAGCCGTTTATTTACCAGCGATGAAGATGCTTTCTTTGTTGATTCTGGCCTTAGCTATGATGGAAGAAATACGTCTGACAGAACGATGACCATCACTGGTGGTTCTGGTGAATGGGATTACCGTGCGGAATATACAATCAGTGTTTCTGGTGGTGCGTACTTCACCAGTAGTGATGTCGGCGCGCAACTACAGTTCCCTTATACCGGAACTGATCCTGATACTGGCGATGAAGTGTCAAAAGAATTACGTTGCGACATTATTTCTGTAACCAGCAATACCGCTGTAGTGGTTCGTGCTAACAGGAACGTACCGCCATCCCTCAGGAATGCGGCCACCACGAACTGGCAGATGGCGCGCCGGACATTTGGAGGCCTGTCTCATCTTGAAGGCCAGACCGTAAACATTCTCTCTGATGCGAACGTGGAACCACAGAAAGTAGTTTCCGGAGGTGCCGTCACGCTGGAATCTCCGGGGGCTGTAGTGCACATCGGCCTGCCAATAACTGCTGAATTCGAAACACTGGATATCAACATTAACGGACAGGAAACGCTGCTGGACAAAAAACAGGTGATCCCCTCCGTTACTCTGGTTGTGAATGCCAGTCGCGGCATCTGGGCGACTACGCCCGGCGGTAAATGGTACGAATATCCACAGCGTGAATTCGAGTTCTACGATGATCCTGTTGATGATGCTACCGGAAAAGTAGAAGTGAAACTGGACAGTAACTGGGGCAAAAACGGACGTGTAAGAATCCGTCAGCTTGACCCGTTGCCGCTGTCTGTTCTTGCCGTTATTCCTCGCCTTACTGTTGGGGGGTTCTGATGATCGATGTTCGAATTATTCCCGCTACCGAAGAGCATCTTCAGATGATTTTGCCGGATGTTCGTCAGGCTGATATTGACGAACTGTATGCGGTATCGCTGATGACTACCGAAGATGCGCTGCGTGTTGGTCTGCGCACTGCGACTATGGCCTGGTCAGGGTTTGCGAACAGAGAACTGGTAACCATGTTTGGTGTATCACCGGCGTCAATGATTGGTGGAAATGGTACGCCCTGGCTGGTCGGAACCAGCCATATTGAAAAATATCAGAAGACATTTCTTCGCCACTGCCGCCCTGTATTGCAGCAGATGCTGGCAGTTTATCCGCGCCTGGAAAACTACGTCGACGAGCGAAACCATGTTGCCAAAGCATGGCTGCACTGGCTTGGATTCAGGCTTGAAGAAGCCGCGCCTTATGGCGCTCTTGGTCTTAATTTCCACAGATTTCACATGGAGAGAAAATAATGTGTAACCCAGCCATCGCTTTGGTTGCCGTCACAGTGGCATCCACAGCCGCGTCAATGTACAGCCAGAGCAAGCAGGCAAAATACCAGTCAGCCATAGCTGATCGGAATGCTGAAATTGCTGAAGCTCAGGCACAGGATTCAATCAATCGTGGGAATATTGAAGCGGATCAGCGTCGTCGTGAAATGCGTCAACGCTCAGGCACTGCGGCGGCCACTATGGGGGCTACCGGTGCGGAATTAAGTAGCGGAACAGCTCTTGACGTTTTTGCGGATAATGCTCAGTTCGGCACTCTTGATGCGTTAACGACAGTGAATAATGCTCAGCGTGAGGCATATGGGTATCAGGTTCAGGGAATGAATGCTCAGGCACAGGGGGCTGCTGCTCAGTCGGCTGCTAAATCATCGATGACCAGCACTTTGTTAACGGCACCACTAAAAGCATACGGTGCATACCAGATGGGCGGCGGAACGTGGAGCCCGTTCTCTCAGAAAGCTGCGCCGATTTCTGCTGCTGTTGGCACTCCAACAGGTCGATAAGGGGATAATAAGATGCCAGTTGTACCAACAACATCGGGCCGCCAGGTTCAAAGCAGAGGGATTTCGACGCAGGGATTCTCATCGTTTCAGACACCAAATGTCGGTGATGTACTTGGCGATGTTGCAGAGCAATATGCAGGTATTATTGCGCAGGCAAAACAGCGTGCGAATGTTGCTATGGCTCAGGATGCTTCTCTTAGCTTAAGCCAGATAAGCAGCGATCTGCTGAATAACCCTGAAACAGGTTTGCTTAACCTGAAAGGGAAAAATGCTATTGGAAAAGGTCAGGAGTATACGCAGCAGTTTGATGCCCAGGTCGAGCAACTGGCTATGTCGCTGCCGGATGAACAGGCCCGTAATGCTTTCATGCAGCAGGCACAGCAGCAGCGCATTCAGTTCACTACGCAGGCCGGGCGGCACGAGATAGGGCAAATTAATGCCTACGAAGAAGGTCAGTTTCAGGCGACGCTGCTGAATAATGGTAAAAATGCCGCAGCATTGTATGGCGACAATGCCGCATACGTATTGGCTAATAAGCAAACTTTCCAGCAAATTGAGGATTACGGCATTGCGCATGGCTGGAGCGACGAGCAAATCCAGGCCAAGAAAATCGAGTTTAAAGAGAAGGTTGCTGATGCCGCATTGTCCCAGTGGTCGGCAAACAATGCGACCGCATTCATCCAAAGTAATGGCGAGTTAAGTGATACTGCTGCTGGAGCTCGCCGTGCTGTAGCAGATAGTGACTCTTCCGAGCGTGCCCGTGGCATACGCAACAATAACCCAGGAAATCTCGAATACAGCAAAACTAATCCGTGGGTAGGCCAGACCGGTGATGATGGTCGATTTGCTAAATTCGAAACACCTGAACACGGGATTCGTGCATTAGGGCGAAACCTGATGTCGTATCAGAGGCAGGGTATTGATACCGTCAGCGAGATAATTAATCGCTGGGCACCGCCTACTGATAAAAATGATACTATGTCGTATATCAAAGCAGTGTGCGAACAACTTGGCGTTTCTGCTGATGATCCTCTCGATGCATCTAATCCTGATACCCTGAAGGCGCTTTGTGCAGCCATTATCCATCATGAGAACGGTAACCAGCCATACAGTGATCAGCAGTTAACTGCTGGTGTCAGTGCAGCACTTGGTTTATCAACAATTCCAACCAACACCAAACGCTATACCGGTAATGCAGCATTCGATGCGGCATCTCCTGAGGCGCAGGCAAGTTTTATGCGACAGGCGGATCAACTGCGTCGGCAGCAGCAGGCTGAATATAAAACGATGATTGACAGCCAGGTTCGCGATGCGACGGCTGCGTATATGCGTGGCGTTGAATTTCCTAACCCACCTGGTGAGGATGATTTTATTGCAGCTTATGGAGTCAGAGAAGGAAACCTGCGATATACCGAGTTTAAGAATACGCAGATCGCCGGACAGTATATAGGCTCTTTCCGCAACATGCCGACAAGCAGCATTACAGCATATGTTGAGCAATTACGCCCGGATACTGGTGATACAGGGGAGGGGTATGCGGCACGCGCAGATCTTTATGACAACGTTGTTTCGGCTGCAAATCAGGTGATAAAGCAGCGGCAGTCGGATCCTGTGCAGTTCTCTCTTGCCTCCGGACTGGCAAAGCCTATCGACATGAGCAATAAGGATAACTTTGGACAGAGCGTTGCCTTGCGTGCCGCTCAGGTCAGTGACCTTGCTAAGTCATATGGCACTCCACTGACGTTCTTTTCCAAAGACGAGGCCAATCAGATCGGTGTTTTCTTTCGTGATGCTCCAGTTTCCCAACAGGCAGCATATCTCGATACCATCAGGCAGAGTACTGGTGGTGGGCAGGTGTATATGTCAGCACTACAGCAGATCAGTGCCAACGCGCCATCTGCTGCCGTTGCCGGGATACTGATGGATAAGCCTGGTGGTATTTTGGCAGAAAAAAACTGGTTTAATCCGGATGTTTCCGTGTCTCCTGAAACCGCTGCGCAGACAATTCTTGCTGGCGCGGCGGCTCGTAAAGGTACTGATGATGCGAAAGGTATTCCGATGCCTAAAGATGCTGATCTTCGCCTTGAGTTTTCTGACATGGTGAAGGATGCATTTGCTGGTGACGCTCAGGGAGCATCAATGGCATACGAGATCGCAAAGGATTATTACGCTGGTGTGATGGCGAAAAAAGGCGTGGTATCAGGCGAAATTGACAATGATGTCTGGAAACAGGCTGTTAACGTAGCTACAGGTGGCGTGCATGACTATAACGGAATGGGGAATGTCCTTTTGCCGTGGGGAATGTCTGCAGAGCAATTCGATAAGCAGGTTAATCAGGCTTGGAATGAACAAGTTGTCGGCACCGGGATAAAAACACCGCCTGGTCAGTATGGTTTGCAAAGTTACGGCGATAGTCAGTACCTGGTGAAACTTGGTACTGGTTATCTGCTGAAAGATGATGGTTCTCCTGTTGTTCTTGATCTGACACAGAAGCGTCAGAGATTCTCCGGAGATATTCCGCAATGAGTTACTTTGGCCTTAATCCAGTAAACCAGAATCAGCAACTTGACGAAGCAGCATCAAATCCAGCGGGCTTTAACAGCGATGTTGGTTTTTTCGACAATGCTGCAGGAGCGGCATTGTCTGGTTTGTACTCCGGGCTGGTGGCAAAGCCAGATCAGTTGCTATGGGCAGGGATGGATAAAATCGTATCCCCGATTGCTCAGTTTGTTAACGAAAACACCTCGTTCAATGACACTTCAGTTTCATACATTGCTGAGCAGAGAAAACTAGCAGAGCAGCAGGTTAAGCAGCTGACGCCTGATGCCGCGACAACCGGAACCGCCGGGCAGGTTCTTTATGGGTTGTTCGATATGGGCGGGCAGGCTGTTGTCGGTACAACGCTCGGTGGTCCTGTCGGAGGTGCAGCGGCGGTAACTTCGCTACAGGGTTTTTCTGAGTTTGAACGGCTGACAGCACAGGGTGTTGATTTCAGGACGGCGCAGGAAGCGGGATTAGTGCAGGGCATTACTGCTGGTGCCGGAACACTGATCCCTATGAGCCTCGGGTTACGTGCTGGTGGTGCGCTGGCGGAAGGTGTGGCGGCTCAGCTT